GTCATCCCCGAATTGTTGCGCGGCCTAAGCGAACAATACTTAGGCGGACGGCAGTATACAGGACAAAAGGGGATGAAAGGTGACGAAAGTGGTCAACTACTGAATAGGACTTTAACGAAAACCGCCCACTTTGGGGCGGCTATCGCACTTTCTTACGGCGGGAATCAGAGTGACGCGGCTGGCTTCAAGCGGTCGGCAGCGTCGACCAGTGCACGGAATATGCATGCGCTGGCACTTGGGGCGTACTGCTCTTTCTGTAGCTTCTCAAGCGCCCTAGCGGCGTCCTCTGGCATCACCCCGCCCGGCATCCGTCGCCCCCCGGCCTTCAGTTTGCGGGCCTCGCTCGCTCGAACGCTGTCGGCCTTCGGCGTGGGCGCCGACTTTGACTTCGTGCGGGAACTTGCGGTTTTAGCGGGCTTAGTTGGCATGTTGTTAGGATATCCGATTACGCGCGTCAATGGTGGTTATGCAAGGCGAAAACCGCGTCCGCGATCATGTTTCCGGGTAGCGAGTCGTTGCGGATCACTTCGTCCACCAGTTCGGCCGGCAGCGGTGCTTCGCTTACGTGTGAATCCCCCTGCCCCGTGCCCGGTCGCTCGACCTGAAGCACCACTCCACCACGTTCGCGGATCGCTTCGGCCTCGTTCGGGAAACGGACGTCCGAAATGATGCCGCCGGTTTTGTGTACGCGGTGCATAAGCGACCGGACCCATAAGTCGTGGTGAACCATCTGCCGGCCCCATTCGGTGCCAACGGTTTGCATCATCTGGCGCGGCGTTACTCCGTCAAGCCATTCGATAGGGTCCTCCTTGTGCGCTTCCAGTTGATCCGGCGTCATCCCGAGAATGTCGGCAATGAACCGGCGGATCGGGCCGGCGAAGGAATCCTGCGGCAGGTTGAACACCACCTTCAAACCTTGCGCCAACGTATCCTTGCCGGCGCGCTTTGGGCCAGCGATACCGATCAGCACAGGGCGCGGCGGCCTGATGGTGACGGTCACGTTTATCGGGTATTCGGGCGGCGTGCGCGACGGGGCGCACTTGCCCCAAAGCGTTTGCGAACGCTGCACCATTAGCGACTGCGCGTCGAACTCGACACGGTCTTCAGCCGCGCCGATACCTGCGGACATATCTAGCGTCATGCTGCCGCCCTCGCTACGGTGAAGCGATGCGGCGCGTTGCGATACTTGCGGCGCATATACACGTCAAGGCTCACGCCTTCGTACTTCCGGCACAGGTAATCGAGTGTCAGCGGCATTTCGCAAAACTCGCCGTTTCGCACTTCGTTCAACACGACGACGCCGCGCCAGTGGTTGTTAGCCATGCCCTTATATTCTTCATCGTGCAGGTATGCGGAGCCCGCGACGATCCCTTTTTTTATCTTGCCGGTGGCGTACTGTTTCGTGCCGACATCGTAGCCTTGGACGTGCCCTTGCACGAACGAATCGCCGACATGATTCAGCTTGTTTTGCGGTGTGCCGCCGATCGGTCGGCCAGTGTTTACCGCTGCGAAATAGTGCGCATACGTCACGCCATCAATCACTTTCTGACCGGGCGCCCCGCAGTGATAGTTCACAACATCCCAGCCTAAGCGCTCGCGGTTCAACAGGTGATAACCCAGCGTGCCAGCTAGACGGGGGTCCGCATTGATGGCGCGAATCAGGCGGTTCTCGTGGTTGCCTTCAAGAATGGTTTTCTTGCGCGGCCTCTTTGCAGTCGGCTTGCCCATGCTTTTGTCCAGCAGTGCAAAGGCATCGTTACCGGCTTGGATATCGTCTTCGACCCGTGCACCTTCCATAGACATAGAGCCGGGAGCGTCATAGCGCGACAGCGACGGAAAATCCCAATGGTCGCCAAGGTGAATAACTTCATCCGGCTGATAGTCGCGGATCGATTGGCCTATCCACGCGAAATGATCGATCGGCACGCCTTTTTTAACCTGCGTGTCGGGGATGATGAAATGTCGACGCGGTGCGCTCATACGCAGCTCGCTTTGACGGCTTGACGTCTAAGGGACATAAAGGCGGTATTCCTCTTTCAGGAGTAAATGCGGAACTCACGCATGCTGAAGTGTTCGCGGATCGTCAGGGAGCGAACGCGGCAAACAGTAGTGACGGGGATGGACAGGGAATTGCGGATTTCACGGCGCACGGCGTAGACCTTCCAAAAGGGAACGCGGATGCGGAATTCCAAATGCGCGAAGTCGAAACGGATCGTGCCGCGATGACTGGCGCGCTTCGCTACGGTGCGAAGGTCAAGGATGCGGATGAACTGAAGGGATGAAACGAAACGGGCTACATCTCTCATTTTCTGCTCTCAATCAGCCGCATTGCGGCGCCTCACGCGATTGTCTCTCATTACGCGCGTACTCGCAACCATTGCTGTCTACTTTCATCCCCTGACCAGCGGGACAGGTGCCAGACGCGCATGACGTCGTCGTGCAGCCTGTCGCGGGCTTCCTTGCCGCGACGTTCCTGCACTTTGTTTAAGTAGTTGTATCGGCCGCCCTTGGTCGGGACCGCCAGCACGAAGCGCGCCTCGCATTCCGCGCGCCATGCTTCGGAATCACTGGCGACGACAGTGCCGTCGACGAGCGTCACGTTCTTCGGCTTGAAAGAACACATGTTCACCCACTTGATGCTCACAGCGGCGCAGCCTCGCCGTTCTTGATGCGTGGGGGCATTAGCCAAGCCTTGTTGCGATCCTTGCCGATGCGCGTTGTCATAACGTCGTACCGCTTCACCACGTAGGCGGCGGCCTCGTTAATGTCTTTCTTCGTGGGGCGATCAATGTTTGCGGCCATCGCAATTTCAGTCGCGCGAAATGGATGCTTCCACAGCGTACGATTCAGCGACCAGTCGAAGTTACGGTCGATCATTTCCGCAACAGGTGAAAGCGCTTCGTATTGGCTGTTATGCGCGTTCAGTGCTTCCAGTTCATCGCGCGTCAGGTGCCACGATTCTTTAGCGTCGTATAGCGTTTTAACTTCGGCCCAAACCTGTTGCATGTCCAGCTTGGACGGCTCGCCAAGAGCGACCGCGTGAACGGTCCACCAGCGAGTATTACCCGTGGCGTCGTGCAGGAATCTTTCATCGTTGACTGATGCAAAAAAGATCGTGCGGCGTGCGTAATTCGACTCTGCCCGCGCATACGGTCTACGCAGTTCGTCGCTATCGCGGCTGATGAAACCTTTCAGCGCCGCAATATCAGCCTTGCGAAACGTGGCGTCGACCTCGCCTAACTCGACGATCCATTTCGACACAACGCGTTTCACGCTGTCGCGATCGGAAGGGTTCAACACCTCACCGTCGGCGATGACGCCAAGCTCACGCGGCGCCAGCTGTTTTGCCCAACGTGTTTTGCCTAGGTTCTGCTTTGACACGAACGTCAACACGCCACGCGCGACGACGCCGTTCGGCTCATAGGCAGCGGCAACGGCTGATATCAGCCATTTGCGCATCATGACGTCTTTCAGGACGCGACCATCGGGCAGGATCGTCGGGCTCTGTTCCTCGACAGTGTCGAAGAAATCTTGCAGACGACTAACGCCGTCCCATTCCTTGCTATCTATCCACGTCGCGACAGGGTTATACGAACGATTCTCGGCAAGTCTTGCGAGTGCAGACTCAGTGCTGCCCGTCGGCATGTTGCAGCGGCGCATGCAGTCTTGCAGTTCCGACAGCGACACTTCCTTTTCGTTATCGATCGACGATTGCAATCCCGGCACAAGGATTTCAATGCATTTCTTGATGACGTTGTAACGAATAATGATACCCGTGCGACGGCACAGTTCCGCCAAATTAAGCGCGGTTGCTTTCGGGGTGCCCTTCCCGTCCCTGTCGGGGAAATCGGTTTTCACGAAGTCAAACAGATTGCGCGACACGTAGTAGTCGCCCGTAGCGACCTGCATGCCTGTCGACTTCGACGCGTCCGGCGACACCTCTCTGGCGGCGATAAGCTTCGGCAAAATCTGCGACTGCACGGCTTCGATGCCCTCGCGCATGTGCAAGTCGTTGAAGTCGGTCGGGTGATCGTCCAAGTCGGCGAAGTCGACCACGACAACACGCGCGCCGATCAGCTGGCCCGCACGCTCGGCGTATTCCTTCCCGGGGTTGTTGACGGGCTTAGTTGTCCAACGATCGTTGTCCGCGCATATAACAAATTCATGATCGGGCAACAGACCGCGGAGTGCCTTCGCAACGTGCGGCACGTTGTACGCATCCCATGCAACGCCCACGCACCAGCCGGTCGCCTGATGGATCGACTCGCCGGTCGCGTAGCCTTCGCAAATTGCGACCGGGCGGCCTGGCTCTGGCTTGCCGATCAGGAAAAAGCAGCCCTTTTTCTTGCCGCCGATCATGAAGTCCTTGTCGCGGCCGAACGCGGCATCCGCCGACGGGAAGATCCCTTGCAGTGAAACGATGGCCCCACTTGCGTTATAGATCGGAATTACTAGCGTGTTTTCGATGGTGCGAAAGACCTCGCCTTCGCGGTTACGCACCGGCCATGCGACCGTGCGCAGCTGATGCGACACGATGCCCTTGCGCTTCAGGTATGGATGCGCATCGCCTAACACCGGCAGCGCTTGGTTCCAGAGTAAGTTGGAATTCTTCGCGGCCTCGCCTTCGCGTTTGCGCTGGTGTCGCTCGCGTTCTTTGCGCGCAGCTTCGATGCGCTTATCCATTTCCTCGCGTTGTTCGTTCGTGATTTCTTCGGGGCGTTTACCGCACCACGTATGCGACTCGCCGGTCTTCCAGCTGCCGAACTCGCCGGCAGGCATCCCGTCAGCGAACAGCACATACCAGCCATTGCGCGAGCCCTTGCCGTCGCCGTCGACGTGAAAGCGCTGCGGGCGACCGTCGGCCGTCTGTCCGATTTCAATGCGTTCGCCTGGACGAAACACCGGACGCAAGCCTGCGGCAATCATTGCGTCTTCGAATTGCTTGATAATGTCCAACTCGTTCACGCACTCACCCCGGCGGCGATCTTCACGCGCAACAACTCGAGTGCATGCACCGGGATAACTTGGCCCTCACTCAGGCGCCAGTTAAAAATAGTCTTCGACGTGCGGCCGATCAGGTGGCCGACTTGTTCAGCTGTCAGGTTGTGTTCTCGCATAAGGCGGCGTAGCTCTGCGGTTCTGTTGTCCATCGTGTCCCCCTTATTTGCGACTTGTTAGGTGGATACCGCCGCACCAGTCGCAGCCATACACGCGCACGGGGATGTGCGAGTGCGACGCGTGTCTGCTGATGCGCTGCAATTCAATTTCGGCCGCGTCGGCGATGCGGAATCTTTGCTTCGTGCAAGCGACGCCACCGCACGGCATGCGATAGCCGATCTCTTTGCCGTTGGGGACGATGCGGATCGCGCCTGCACGCTTCACAAGGGCGCGCAGCGCCTTGCGACGGAACCGCTTGCCGACCAAGCGGAAAGGCAGCCCGCGTTCGCTCTCGATACGCCCGCGACGCCTCGCGAACTCGCCGGGCGTCATGTCTCGCCCCGCACGATGCGCTTTGCATCCTCGACACTGCGAGCGAAGCCGCTGCGGCCACCCATCGCGGTCACTGTGTCGACAAGCGCTTGTTGGCGTTCCCGCGCCTTGCCCTTCGATGACTTGCACTCGATCGTCGTGAACACGGCGACCTTGCTGCCTACCATTTCCGGGGTGATCGTCACTTCGACCGCACCGAACAAGTCATGAAAGCCGGTCGGCAAGCCTGTCGAAAACGGGCGGGGGTTGCGCAACAGCAGCGCCCCGTCGGCGAGCTTCACAATGTCGTTAGATGCCCAAGCGGTGCCAACGTTGGCGCGGTAGAAAACGCCGTCGTCGCAAAGCGAATTGCGTATTTCGTTCTGAATGCCGTGTTCAAGCTGCGGGGTTGCTTTCCTCATGCGTTCCCCGCCTTTGCATTACTGGCGCGATTGATCGAGTGAACGCGGTGTTCGGCGTGCGACAGCGCGAGACACCACGAAGCGCGCGGCGAGCGCATCGAACCAGCAGCGGTGTCGTATCCGCACGCTT